GGTGATGGTAAAAATTTATCATTGCAAGATATTCGTTTTGCAAGAACTATTAACAGAATTCAAAAGTCGATGATTCAAGAAATGAATAAGATTGCAATTATTCACTTATACATTCTTGGATTTGAAGATGAGCTAAACAATTTTGTTTTAGGATTAACAAACCCGTCATCACAAGCTGATTTGTTAAAATTAGAAACTTGGAAAGAAAAAATTCTTCTTTACAAAGATGCTGTTGGTGACCCTGGTAATGGTATACAGGCAGTTTCATCTTCATGGGCTAAAAAACATATTCTTGGTTTTTCAGATGAAGAAATTAAACTTGATATTCAACAACAAAGAATTGAAAAGGCAGTAGCCGCTGAACTTGAACAAACACCTCAAGTAATAACTAAGACAGGTATATTTGATAACTTGGATAAGTTATACGGTAATAAAGGAACACAACCAGCTCCGGGTGAAGAACCCGCAGGTGAAACAACAGAACCTGCTATTGGTGATTTAGGTGGATTTGGTGAACCAGCATCTTTAGAAACGGGAGCTCCTGAAATTCCTGAAACACCTGAGGCACCAGCACCAGGTGGTGGTGATGCTGAAGTTACACCCGAATCAATCAAAGATAGAGATATGAATCTTTTGATTGAGGATGACATTTTGAGAGGTCAAGATATACTTGATTTGTCCAAAGGAAGAAAATCTTTGGGTGAAATTGAAGATAAACTTAATGAGTTACTGAATAAGTAATATTTATTAATAAAATTATTATGAATAAGTTCGGACAATTTAAATCAAATTTAGACCATCTAATCGTTCAATCATACGGTAAAGAAAATTTTAAAACCGTTATAAAAGAGTTCAAAAAGAACTTCTTATCCGACAAAGCCATCTCTGAGATGTACTTTATATATAATGATTTATCGGCACAAAAAGGTATCAACAAAGATATTGCAGGTGAATACGTTAATGAATCGTTCGAAAGATTATCTGATTTAATTTCATCTAATCAGAAAAAAATTGATGAACTATATAAGTGGGTAAAAACAAATTTAGAAGGTGATGTTGAAAATGAATATTCCAACATTGATTTTGTGGTTTACGAAAATAAGATTACAAATCTTGAAAGAATATTAGAGACGAAAACACAAATTAAAAGTCTTTTACTTTCAACAAAAAAAGAAAACATTCAAGAAAGTGTGAACATTCCACTTTCATCTATGTTAAAAATTGTTACAAATACATTCAATAAAGAATATTCAAATATTTCTGAAGAAGATAAAAAAGAATTAAAATCTTTATTGTCCTTGAATAAAAAACAAATTTCAGAAGAAATTAAATTAGTCAAAGAAAACGTTATATTAAAATTGTCAGATAAAATTGCTGAGTCAGATGATTCTGAGTTAAAAGAAAAGATTGGTAATACAATTCAAAAAATACAAGAAAGTGAATCTGATTTGATTTCGTTATATAAACTTAAACAATTAGAACAAGGGTTATAAAGAAAAAGTCCGATTTAGTCGGACTTTTTTATTTTGTGTCTATGTGTTGGAGATATTGTTTGTATTTGGCTTTTTGTTTCTTCATTCTTTTTGTTACCGATTTTTTGACAAATTCCTGTCTTTCACGTAACATATCAATCTGTTTGGTCTTAATGACCTTGTACTTGTATCGTTTTAACGCTTTTTCGATACTTTCACCTTTTTGTACTTCTATTACTATCATAATACTATCTTAATAAATATAGTTGAGTTTGGGAAGTTTTTGACAAATACTTTTTTTTTGATTATAATATATCAAACAATAAAACTTCTTAGATGAAATAATAAATGAAAAAAGGAAAAACATCGAAATTATCAATTTTTGATAATGCGAAATGTGTGTACGGAACTGTAGATTCAATAAATTTTAAATCACTTTACATAAACATACAATCTTGGGTTGAACCAATAAAGGAAGTAGAAAATTGGGATAGAGTAACGGGAAATTTAAATAGACAAATTAAACATAATTTGTTAGAGGTTATTGACCAAGATGTGTTTGAAAAAAACTCTATTGTTGATTTGGACCTACGCTCAAGTGGGATACAACTAAATAAAAAAAGTTTTATGAGTTTAGAAATCACACTATTTCTAAAAGATTCTCTTGAATTTAAATCACAAATTTTAAAAGAAAAAATTAAAAAAATTGCTAAGTCTGTTTATCAAGATGAACTTTTAAGGTCGGAATATTTTCAACTATCAAAATCAAAATCAAAAAACATTTGATATTCCATAGTATTTATTATAAAAAAATACAATGAGAGTATTAGGTCCAAACGATTTAGGAAATGGTATATTGGTTGAGTGGGATGCGGGAACAGTATCACCTAACGAATTCAGAAACGCTGAAGTAATAAGAGAATCTTATGGTCAGTTAGAACACTCAAAACCTTTTGAATTTTACGCTACACTTCAGAAATATGGTGTACCAAATAGAAATGGTAGAGTTTATCCTGAGAGGATATTAAAGAGAGAAGTTGAAAAATATAAGAAAGCAATTAACAAAGGTCTTTCTATATCTGAGTTAAATCACCCTGAATCTTCACTAATTGATTTGGAAAGAGTATCTCACCTTATTACTGATGTATGGTGGGAGGGTAATGTCCTTATGGGTAAGATTAAATTATTAACTACACCAGGTTTCCATGAAAGAGGTATAGTTTCATCACCTGGTGATGTTGCAGCTAACTTAATGAGACAAGGGGTTACTATGGGAGTATCGTCAAGAGGTATTGGTTCTTTAGCTAAGAAAGGAGAACAAAATGAAGTTCAAGATGATTTTGAATTAATTTGTTTTGACTTAGTATCTTCACCATCCACGCCAGGAGCTTATTTGTTTTTAAATAAAGAAGACAAAAACAAATACGAAGAAAACTTAGAGGAAGAAAAAAAATCACCTGAAAACATTACAAAAAACGATAAGTCTGTTGACTTAATGAGAAGACTTTCCGATTATTTAGGTTATTAAAAAAAAATTAAAACTATGGACGAAAAATATTTTGTGGCCAAAATTCAGTATGACTTGGTCGATACTGACACTGGCAAAGTAAAAAAAATTAGAGAAGAAAAATTGGTAAAAGGTTTCAGTGTTACTGATGTTGAAGCTAAAGTTACTAAAAAGTTTGAAGGTTTTACAAACGATTGGAGAATTACTTCAGTAAGTGAAAGTAAGATTGACGAAGTTTTCGAATAAAAAATTTATTAAAATATTAAAAATTAAAATCGGGCTAAAACCCGATTTTTTTTTGCCATTTCATTAAAAAATAAACTTTTTTTAAAACTGAGATATTTATTAAGGAAAATAAACAAACTCTTGTTAAAACTAAAATGCAAAACGAAAAAAAATCTTTAGTTGAAGAGGCACTTTTACAAATGAAAAATTTGGAAGAAGCCGTAACTCAAAATGCAAAAGGAATACTTGCTTCTACTATGAAGGAAGAAATCAGTGAACTAGTAAAGGAATCTCTTGAAGAGGTTGAAAAAGCGGAGTCTATGAAAGAAGTATCAGAAATGAAAGAAGGTGAGCACGCTCACGAAATGGAAGAACAAGCTGAACTTGAAATGGACGATGAAGAATCTGATGATGAAGAATCTGACGATGAATTTTCTGATGAAACATTAGGAGGTGAAGAAGACCTTATGTCTTTGGACCTACCTGGTGATGAATTAGAAGTAGATGACGAAGAAGAAGTTCTATTACCTTTAGACCTTAGAACTGCGTCTGATGATGAAATCTTAAAAGTCTTCAAAGCCATGGGCGAAGAAGATGGTATTATTGTTTCTAAAGATGAAGATTCAATTCATCTTAAGGATACTAATTCTGATGTTGAATATGAAATTCACACAGAAGGTGAAGACTATGAAGAAACAATGGACGAGATGTACGAAGAAGACGATGTAGTTTACGAAATCGAAATTTCTGAAGACGAAGATGAAACGGAAGATTATGAAGATGAATCTTCTGATGAAGAGTACGAAGAAATGAGTGAAGGTGACTACGGGAAAAAGGGTGAAAAATCAAAAACCCATAAAGGTGATGAAGATTACACAACAAAAAAAGGTATGAATAAAAAAACAAAAGCATTCGAAGGTGAGGTTGAGGAGTCAATGACTATTAAACCAAAAGGTATGGGAATGAACCTTAAGAAAAAATCATTTGACCTATCTGAAATGGAAGATTCTGAAATGGAAGACGGTGAAATGAAAGAAGGTTCAATGACTATTAAACCTAAGGGTGTTGGTATGAACTTGAAAAAGAAGTCATTTGAAATGTCGGAGGATGAAGAAGCTGAAACAACTGAAGCTGCTCGTACTTTGGGTAATGGTTCTAAGAACGACCCAAGAAGACACGGTTTACCAAAACAAAAGGTAAGAACTGTATCTGAGAGTGAGATGGCTAAAGAAGTAGAATCTTTGAGAGCAAAGAATGAAGAATACAGAAAAGCATTAAATATTTTCAGAGAAAAATTAAATGAAGTAGCTGTTTTCAATTCAAACTTAGCTTACGCAACGAGATTGTTCACTGAGCACACAACAACAAAACAAGAAAAAATTAACATTTTGAGAAGATTTGACACTGTTGAATCTTTAAAAGAATCAAAGACTCTTTATAAGACTTTGAAAGAAGAATATCAAAGCAAAGAAACCTCAACTATTTCTGAATCAGTTGAGGCTAAAGTTGCTAAGACTCCATCAAGAGGAGCTTCTACAAATCTTATTGAGTCAAAAACTTATGAAAATCCTCAGTTCTTAAGAATGAAAGATTTAATGAGTAAATTACAAAAATAAAAATAAACTAAAACAAAACTAAATAAAAACTAAAATGGGAGCATTATTAGAATCAGGTCTTGTTGGTAACATCGGTCTTAAGCACTTGAAAGTTATCAAAGAAGACACAATCAACAAATGGGATAAGTTAGGTTTCTTGGAAGGTTTGAAAGGTCACATGAGAGAAAATGTGGCTCAACTTTACGAAAACCAAGCTTCTTACCTAATCAACGAAGCATCATCTACATCTGACACAGGTTCATTTGAGACGGTTGTTTTCCCTATCGTTAGAAGAGTATTCTCTAAATTATTGGCTAACGATATCGTATCAGTACAAGCAATGAACTTACCTATCGGTAAATTGTTCTACTTCGTACCTAAAATTCAACAGTATGTTGGTGGCGCTGGCGGCACACAACACTACGCACCAATCGGTTCACCTGAAGCAGTTGATTCAGGTCAGAACAACCCTAACCAAGGTTATGGAGCAGACAACGGTAAAGACCTTTACGATAGATTCTACGAAGGTAACGAACCAGCTCTTGACCCACCAGGATTATTCGATTACTCTAAAGGTCAGTTCTCTTCTGTAACTGCACCAAACGTAACTGTAGTATGGGTAGGTGATTCATTAGTAGCATCTGGTTACACTGCAGGTGAATACAGAAAAGTATTACTTGTTATGTCAGGTTTCTCTAACGCAGGTTCATACGGTAAGTTAATGGGTCCTGATGGTAACACAGTCGACACAGAAACATTCCTTTCTGATTTGACTATTACATCAACT